GAGGAAAAGCAGGCGAGAATCTGTGTGTTTTGACTGCATTTAAGGCACCAGAACAGGGCTGAATCATGCCTACACAGGTGATTTCTCACGAGGTTATGGGGGTTGGGAAAAAACGAGGCGGAAAGCACTGGACTCTGCAGGAGAAGCAGGCACGCGCCGTAGCCTCCCAGGATTTCGAGCGGAAGGACGATGCGAAGCTCCGACCGCCGGAGTGGCTGAGCAAGGCGGCCATCGAGATCTGGGATAAAAAAATCCTGGAAATGGCCGGGTTGCACGCGGGCAGCGACCTGCTCGACGCGCTGGATAGCGAAATGCTGGCCGCTTTTTGTGACGCAGTGGTGAATTATGTGAGGCTTTCGAAGCTGAAACGGAAATCGATAGACCATTACAAGCTCATGCAGGCCTATCATCGGATTCTCATTCAGGCTTCGGAGCGGTTGGGGTTCAGCCCGGGGGCGCGGGCCAGGCTGATCAAAAAACGCGCGGATGGCCCGGAGGCGGATACGTTTGGGGAGATGTTCGATTGAGTAGGTTACATCCGGCGACTAAATACGCCATCGATGCCGTTGAGGGGAGAATCGTCACGGGGCGATGGGAGCGGCTGGCATGCCTGCGGCATTTGTTCGACTTGGCGCGGGCGGGACAGCTCTCGATCTCGCTCCGCAGGCGGGTGGAGAAGGCGACGGAGCGACCGGTCCCGAAACGTGACCCGGATTGGCCGTGGATTTTTGACGAGGAACAGGCCAGCCTGGTGGCAGTCGAGTGGTTTGCGCACCTGGTGCACGTGGAGGGGCCGCTGGCCGGGAAACCGATCGAGCTGATCCCGGCGCATGTGTTCGATATCGGGTGCCTGTTCGGGTGGGTCTCGAAATCGGAGACGATCATCAGGACCAACGGGCAGAAGGTGGGGTTGCGGCGCTTTAACAAAGCCTTCCAGATCGAGGCCCGCAAGAACGCGAAGACCACCAGAGGGGCGGGAATCGGGCTGTACATGATGGTGGGGGACATGGAGGAAAGCCCGTCGGTCTACTGCACAGCGGTGGACAAGGCCCAGGCGAGAGTCTTGTATAACTACTCCAAAACGATGGGGGAGAAGAGCCGGGACATCAGTAAACGATTGAAAATCGGGAAGTTCGAACTGACCCACCGCGCGCGCGGGGGCGAGATGAAGGCATTTTCAGGCGAAGTCAAAAATAAGGACTCATTTAACCCCAGCTGCGCGTTCGTGGACGAGTACCACGCGCACCCTACCAGCGAATTATTCGACCTGATGAGCACGGCCCAGGGACAACGGGCGCAACCGCTGATCTTCACGATCACCACCGCGGGCTATGACATCGAGAGTCCGTGCCATCAAGAGTACGAGTATTGCAAATTCATTGTCGAGGGGTCGGTGAGCGACAAGCCGGACGCGACCCGAAACGAGCATTATTTCGTGATGATCCGCGAGATGGATGAGAAAGACGACGAACACGATCCAAAAAACTGGATCAAGTCGAACCCATTGCGGGCTGCAACGGCGAAAGGGTTGGAAAAGCTCCTGCAGCAGCATGATGAGGCCTTCGGCTCAGGGATAGCGCGGAAGATCAGGGCGTTCCGGGTCAAAAACCTGAACCAATGGGTGCATGGAAACGAACACTCGTTCATGGGCGATTACATGGTGGGGGAGGGGCTGAAAACGTCCAAATGGGAACAGGCGGCGGTCTCGCGTGAGGCATTTTTGGAGTTGACTAAGGGTTTGCTGTGCGTGGTGGGCGTGGACCTGTCGAAAAAGATCGACCTGACGGCGCTGGCTTACGTTTTTGCGCTGCTGGACGGGCGGGTGGGGATATGCGCGCACGGGTTCATTCCCGAGGCGGCGGTCGACCGTCACGAAAAGACGGACAGAATCCCGTATAGGGATTGGGCCAGGGCGGGGTGGCTCTCGATCACGGAGGGGGATGTGACCGATTACGCCCGGCTGGAGGAGCAGATCGAGGCGATCAGCGGGCGTTTGTTCAAACCGTCTGATAAGGCGGAGCCCGGGATGGAAGCGGCGGACGTGCTATTTGCGCGCGTGCGGGCCCAGGGGATCCATTATGCGGCGCTGAACGGCTGGCAGGTGCACGAAATCTGCTACGACCCATATAACGCAACTCATTTCAAAAACAGAATGGACAATATGGGGTATATGACCGTCGAGGTGCGCCAGACGATGCCAAACCTGAACGAGCCGACCAAGCTCTTCCGCGAGCTGGTGGCGGACGGGAAACTGGTCCATGACGGTTCGCCGCTCTTGACCTGGTGCGTGGGCAATGCGCAGGAGATCGTGGACTCGAAAGAGAACGTGATGATCAGCAAGAAAAACGCTTCGGACACGCGGCGGGTAGATCTGCTGACATCGGGAATCAATGGCTTGTTCCGCATCCAGCCGCTGCAGGATTTGGTCCGGGTGATGGGAGATATTGGGGTGTAGGACGGGAGACCGGAGACGGGGGACGGGCGTGTCTTGTTTGCCCGGGTCTGGATCCTGGAGAACAAGATTTTAGTTTTAAAGCAAACGAAGAATTGGAGATTTTTATGACAAAAGATGAATTTGCTTACCTCCAAACAGGGATGTTGTACGTCCGAAAAATTCAACCAGGAGCTATGTTGTGATGGACCACTATGGTGATCGAATGACTGTGGTTAGAACGTCTGAGATCACGAATCCTGAAGAATGGCTGCTTATTCGTAAAGTGATCGAGGATGAAGGTTGGGGACATACTCATGAAACTTGATATTGCCTGCGGGAATCACAAGGATCTGAATTGGACCGGAATCGACATCCAGCGGCTGCCGGGAGTGGACATCGTGCATGATTTGAATGTGCATCCCTGGCCAATCGATTCGGACAGCGTGGATCAGGCAAAGGCCTGGCATATTGTGGAGCACATCCCGCCGGTGTGCGTGACGGAGAAGGGCACGCGCCGGCCGTTTATGGAGTTCATGGACGAGTGCTGGCGGGTGTTGAAGATCGGCGCAAAATTGGATATCGAGACTCCATACGGATCGTCTGACGGTTTCGTGCACGACCCGACGCACTGCAACCAGGTGGACGAGATCACGTTCGAGCACTTCGACCCGGACTACGGGCGTTACCGGACTTACCAGCCAAAGCCGTGGAGGATCGTGGATCTGCGCTGGACCAGGGATGGGAATGTGAATGTGGTGTTGAAGAAGAGGGAAATTGGTAATTGGTAATTAAATTATCTTCTTTGCGGGATACGCAGGTGGGGCGGCGGGCGGTGGTGATGGGGGGCGGGCCATCGCTGATGGAGGATCTCAAAATATTGTGGAATCCTGGTGGCGGATTGCTAGGGTTTTCTCCGATTCAAAAAGATTTGCAAATTGCAGTCAATTATCATGCGTTGGTGGTCGGGTTTAGGCCGCAGTATATGGTTTACAACGATCATCCGGACTCTGATCCGTTGCTGTTGCGGGCGGTGATGGATTTCGAGGGAACGTGCGTTTCCCCAGACCCTTCGAGCGAGATTGAATTCGACGTGGCTGTGTGGACCGGGTTCTACTCCTCCAACACGGCGACCTGGTTCGCGCTGTGGCTGGGGTGCGATCCGGTGGTGCTGTGCGGGATGGATTGCTATCAAGGGGAGAGAGTCTATTGCCACGATTACAGCCATGACAGCCCAGCGTTCCATTACCCGCTGGACGACCACCTACGGCCCTGGTACGAGGAGGGCATGCACAAATTGCCGCACGTGGAGCGGGTGCAGGTGATGAGCGGGCCGCTCCAGATGGTTTTCCCGCTGTATTCTCCCCCGGCCCGCTGCGCACTCCGGGGCGGGCAAGATTTTTGATTTAGATCGCAATCGAATCTTGTTTTTTGATGATCATGGATCCGCGCAATTTAAAAACAAGAAAATCTTGTGTCACTTTGGATCACGGCTGACAAACAAGATCGATCAGTTGCAGAACCCTTGGGGGATGAGTTGACATGAGAATTTTAATGCTATAATTTTTGCAATTGAGCGCCCGACCAGATCGGGCTTGTCGAAGTAGCGCCCGGCAGACCTTTGGGTCTGCCGGGCTTTTTTTTATCTATGGCGATGCATTTTGACGACATCCTGTTTGTGCTCGGCGCTGCGTTGATGACCACCGGCGCGGGGCTGATCTATCTCCCAGCCGCGTTCCTGGTGGGCGGAGCATTTTGCATCGCCGGGGGAGTGCTGTATGGGCGATACCTGGCGGTCATCCCGCCCCAGGAAAGGGAGAAGACTGAACCATGATCTTATCCAAGGCGCTCAACCAATCACAGAACGCCGCCGAGCCGAAGAACCCGACACCGGCATCGTTCTCACGCTTCAAACGGAACATTAAATCGCGCGCGGGAAAAGTTGTCACGGTGGAGTCGTCGAAATCGGTGGCCACGGCCTACCGGGCGAAGACTATCCTGGGCGATGCTTTTGCTTTAACGCCTCTGCAGCTCTTCCAGGAGATCGACGACCAAAAGGTCCGCATTCGCCCGGATTTTCGTACCCGTAATGCTCCCTACCTGGTCCATGTCTCTCCCAATCTGTGGGGCTGGACACCGTTCCTGTACAAAAAGACCCTGATGGAGTGGCTGCTCTTCTACGGGAATTTCTATTCCTGGAGCCCGCCGGTCTGGCCATTCCAAAAATATATTCTGCCGGCAGATACCACCTACCCGGTGTTCGATGAGGACGGGAGTATCTGGTACGCCACGATCCTAATCAAAACCGGCAAGATCGATTACATCCCGGGCCCTGAAGTGCTGCACGTATTGATCAACCCGGATGAGAGCGGGCAGGTAGGGCGCGGAGTGATCGAGTATGCGCGTGAGACTCTGGGCCGGCAGATAGCCGCTTACGACGCGGAGAGCCAGCTATTCAGCCAGGGCCTGACACCCGCCGCGATCATGCAAGTCAACGCGACGCTGGATGCGGAGGGCCGCAAGGCTTACCGCGACTCTTATGGCGAGGTGATGAGCGGTGAGGGCCCGCGCCTGGCCGTGTTGGATAGCCGCATCACGAAGTTCGAACCGGTGACGATGACGCTAGTGGACGCGCAGTTCCTGGAATCCATCCAGGCGACGGACCGGGACATCGCAAACTTTTTCGGCATGCCCCTGCACATGCTCAACATGGGGAAAGAGGCATATAGCTCCAACGAACAAAAATATCTCGAATACCGCTCCGAAACACTCGACCCTTATTTCGTCCAGACCGAACAGGGCGCGCGGATCAAATGGATACCGCAAGCCCAGCAGAACGATCATTTCTGGAAGTTCAACCGCGACGCCATCATGCGCATGGATGGCAAGAGCCGCGCGGAGATGAACGAGATCCTGATCCGGTCCGCGCAGCGCAGCCCGGATGAGGTGCGCGAGAAGGACGATTACAGCGCCATCCCTGACGGAAGCGGTAAGAAGTTCTACATGACCAAAAATTATGCGGCATTGGACGAGTTGGGGAAACCCGAAGATCCCACACGGAGTGACGGATGAAAAAATCTTATGTTTTGACCGCCTTTATCGAAACTCCCTGGGCGATTTTGCCCAGCAAACTGGTTGTGCTGGAGGAGATCGTGATTCGGCACGTATCCGGAGAAAAACTGGACGCGGAAGAAGTGCAGGCACGGATCCACGGGGCGCGGCGTCCGTCGAACCGGCGAGTGACCCCGCAGGACGAACACAGCGGGGCAGGTAGCGTTGCAGTGCTTCCGCTCTTCGGGGTCATCTTCCCCCGGGCCAATATGATGACCGATATGTCCGGAGCTACCAGCGCGGAGCGATTCGGGGCGCAGTTTGCGCAGCTGGTCAATGATCCGGAAGTCGGCGCCATCGTGCTGGATGTGGACAGCCCCGGGGGACAGGTGGGCGGGATCAACGAGCTTTCGACGCAGATCTTCGATGCGCGCGGGAAAAAGCCCATCGTGGCCGTGGCCAACCATACGATGGCCTCGGCAGCCTATTGGATCGGGACCGCGGCGGACGAGGTGGTAATTACCCCATCCGGGGAGGCCGGTTCGATTGGCGTGTTTGCGGAGCACGATGATTTCAGCGGCGCCTTGGAGAAAGATGGTATCAAGGTCTCGCTGATCAGCGCGGGAAAATTCAAAGTCGAGGGGAACCCGTATGAGCCCTTGGGGGAGGAGGCCAGGGGCGCCATCCAGGAAAGCGTGGACGAATATTACGAAGCCTTTATCGAGGCGGTTGCCCGCAATCGGGGTGTAAAGCCGGCCATCGTGCGCGAGGGGTTTGGAGAGGGACGGATGGTGGGCGCGAGGCGGGCCGTGGAGTTGGGGATGGCCGACCGGGTGGGGACTTTGGACGAGACGATCAACCGTTTATTGGTTTCGAATACCCAACTGGCAGGGCAGGGGGCCCAAGGATCTTTCAATGTTCCGCCCGCATCGCGCGAGGCCGCCAGCCAGGCCGAAGAGCAAGCGGAGCCGGATCTTGAGAACGAACGCACGGCGCAGCGCCTGCGTGACGAAGTAAGCCTATTTTTGCAGGAAAAGGAGTAAACGTATGGAACTGAAAGCAGCTTATGACGCTGTGATGGCCGCGCATGAGGCCGCACAGCAAGTGGCGCTCGAAATCGAAGCGCTGTTCGAGGCTGGCAAGACGGACGAGGCGCTTGCGCTGCGCGAAAAATGGGACGCGGCCAAGGCCAAAGCGGATGCGATCAAATCGCTGTATGACGAGATGGCTGGAACCGTCAACACCGATATCGCGCGCAAATTCGTCCCGGCTGCCAAGCCGAAAGAAGAGTCGAAGGAAAAGGCCAAGGTCATGGACCGGGCCGCCTTCGAAAAGCTCACTGCCAAAGAGAAGATGGCATTCATCAAATCGGGCGGCAAAGTCGTCGACGATGCCGACGAGGAGGAATAGAAAATGGCTAACACACTCACCGGCCTGATCGCGATCTTGTACAGCGCGATAAATACGGTCAGCCGTGAGATGGTCGGGTTCATCCCCTCCGTCTACCGAAATTCGGAAGCGGAAGCAGCCGCCAAGGACCAGGTGGTCCGCTACCCAATTGTAGCTACGCGCGCAGCCAGCGATATCACCCCGGCAGCGACCGGCCCGAACCCGTCCGGGGAGACGGTCACCTACGGGGATATGACCATCTCCAAATCACGCAGCGTTTCCTTCCCTTGGAATGGGGAGGAACAGGTCTCGCTCGGTAACCAGGTCTATACCGACGTGCTGCAACAGCAATTCGAGCAGGCCATGCGCACGCTGGCCAACGAGATCGAGGTGGACCTGGCGGCACTGTACAAATACGCTTCGCGCGCTTACGGCGTGGCTGGGACCACGCCTTTTGGGACCAACCTGGCGGAAAGCGCACAGATCTTGAAGATCCTGAAGGATAATGGCGCGCCCACCACTCAACTGCGTGGGGTGATCGATACGGCGGCAGGGGCAGCAATGCGCACCCTGGCGCAGCTGACCAAGGCCAACGAAGCGGGCAGCGATGATATGCGCGCGCTTGGAATCCTGCTCGACCTGCATGGCATCCAATGGCGTGAGTCCGGGAAGATCTCAGCGCACACACCGGGCACAGCTGCCGGTTACCTGGCGGATCTGACCGCCGGTTATGCCGTGAATACAACGACCTTCCATGTGGACACCGGTACCGGCACGTTCCTGACCGGCGACATCCTGACCAACACCAAGACCGCTCGCGACACCAACAAGTACGTGGTGGCCACCGGCTTCGCCGGCGATGGCGACGGCGATGTGGTGCTGGCCGCGCCTGGCACACGCAAGGCCTGGGTCAATAACGATCCGGTGGCAGTTGGCGCGGCATACACCCCCAACATGGTTTTCGACCAGAATGCGATCCACCTGGTGGCGCGCCTGCCGGCAATGCCAGAAGGCGGCGATTCGGCGGAAGACGTGATCGTTGTCACTGATCCGGTCAGCGGCCTGAACTTCCAGGTGGCAGTCTACCGCCAGTACCGCCAGGTTTCGTACGAAATTGCGATTGCCTGGGGTGTCAAAGCCGTCAAGAGCGAGAACATCGCGCTCTTGCTGGGCTAGGAAGGAGCCATCATGTATTTTGTCGCTCTGATGGAACATCCACAAAAAGGCCGGATGAACGTACCGGAAAAGAAGTTCCAGGAGTACCTGGAGGCTGGATGGGTGGAGATCGAGCGGATCGAAGTCGAAGAGGTTAAAAAGCCCGCTCTCGCGGAAGAGCCAAAACCCGCGCATATAAAAGCCATCGAAAATATCGAGGCGAAGGGCAAAAAAGCCCCATCCCCGCCGCTCTTCGGCGGGGCATCCCCGCC